ACGTTTTGCGTTGAAGTTACGGATGAATGATGTAGCTTGAGGATTTCGCATAGTTTTATCTCCGATAAAAAGGTTAGACAGTAGCTTATGCTACTGCCTGTTGGTCAACCAACTGTAGTTGGTCTTTGAGAGCCAACATAAATTCCTTAACAGGAATATTGTTTACTTCACATTGAAGCAATGCCTCAAAAGCAATTTCTTCAGCGTTCATTTGTGTAAAGGCTTTGACTTCTTGAACCTGTGGTTCATTTAGTCCGTCAGCGGACTTACCATCATTCTGAACCTGTGGTTCAGTTGGCTTGTCAACCTTCGGTTTGACAATAGCATTGACACCATTAATCAATCTAGTCATAGATTGAAACTTGGTAGTCAGCTTTTGATTTTCAATCAAATCAAAGTTCTGAAAGAACTGAACCGCTTCGTTTCTACGTTGCTTTGCAACGCTGTGAAGATTAGCATCTTTCAGCTTTGCTGAATCCATTCTTTTACCACCAGATTCTTCTAGAATCTTAGAGAGAACTTCTCCAAGGGAGAACCAGAATCCACCTCTTGAAGTCAAAGACTTCCATACTTTCTTCTCCGAAGAAACAATAGACTTATCCCAACGGGATAACACTAAGCCTTTGGCTTCCAAAGTATTAGGAGCTTCAGCAAGCTGAGTGGCGAAGTTTTTGAAGTTTGATGTTGTCATTTTTTATCTCCATATTTTAAGGTTTATAAATAAATATTAATTACTCACAACAAGTTGTGATTAATATTTATATAAACCGTAGAAAATATGAGAGAAATAAGGGGTCGGCTTTCCGTGATGTGATGCGCCATCCTCTGCCCCTGCCGTTTCACATGACTGCAGGAATAACAAGTTATTCCGAAGTACCTGCGCCAAACTGCGCCCATGTGAGCCGTTGCCCAACTGCAACAGGGGATGTGGTATTTCTACAACACCAAAGGTGTTAAGGTTAGTCCGTCAGCGGACTTCGACCATTCATAAATGAATGAAGCAGCCAAGCATCGGCATTGTAAATTCTTTACAAATTCCCAGTTTACAGCTTTACAGACCACTCAAAGAGTGACGACTGATAACATAACAGTAGTCAAAACTACTGAAACACTTGGTTTTTCTAGCATTTTCCTTAGAAAATGGCTGTTGAGACAGGCTTTTGAGCAGTTTTCATCGAAAGATGAAGGGGTCGGGCATGCGCCACGGGTGGGTAGTGCGTATATGTGCATGGATAAATACACAGATTAGGTATATTAAGTGTTAACCACAACAGCTACTGATACTTATATACTTACTATTATAGAATATTTTACTATTTTATGTACAAATAAAAGAAAACTTTACCTATCTTGTATTTAGGGGCTTGACACTTCCTAGAAAATCAGGTATAATTATAACAGTTAAACTGAAACAGTTAACTATTCCTTAAATAATTCCTTTACCAATAACATTTTAACTGTAATCACTTAAATGAATAAAGAATTAAAGTGTTCTTCCTGTATTTATAATAAAGAGGGCATCCTCGTGCAGCTATGTGGCTTGTGTGAAGCTAAAGCTATTGCAGAAAGAGTGCGTTGGTGGCAAGAAGGTAAAGAAAAATTAGATAAAAGAGTTGACAATGGGTAAAAAATCTGTAAAACTATATACAGATAATGTGCTTTCAGCTTTTTATGAAGCTATTCGTACAAATACACTAGACCGTCTTCACATACCACACAGTGATGTGTTCTATGTTCGTAAGGCATTGGAGACTAAGTTCTCTCCACGTAAGTTTACACTCAAAGAAACAGAAAATTATATGAAATTAGAAGGCTGGACTGACTAATGTTTACAACATTCGTAATGGCATGTTCAATGCTATCAGGTCAATGCATTATAGTTGAAGATGCATACGGACCATACTCAAAAGAAATACACTGCGTAGAACGTGCGGCAGTAATAGTTACCGATGTAGCAGAAGTATTAGGTACACCACACTCATTTTCATTTAAATGTGAATTTGACAGGGGTGTCTAATGGCACGTAAACCCGACAACATGCCAAAGCGAAATAAGAAGAATTTTCGTCCTACTAAACAGGGTGCAGGTATGACTGAAGCTGGGGTGAAAGCATATAGAAGAAAAAACCCCGGGAGTAAATTACAAACTGCTGTAACAGGTAAAGTTAAGAAGGGTAGTAAGGATGCAAACAGACGAAAGTCTTTTTGTGCTAGGTCTGCTGGACAAATGAAAAAATTTCCAAAAGCCGCTCGTGACCCTAACAGTCGTTTAAGACAAGCACGTAGAAGATGGAAATGTTAATTAGTAGGAGAAGACAATGAAGAGTAAACTATTTAAAGCTATGTCAAATGTTGTTAGAACAAAAAGCTCAAAATCAGAAGCTGAAATGGTAGCTAAATTAGAAAGAATTTTGCAAGAGGGTAGCACAGCAACTAAAGCAGAAAAAGCTGAAGCTAGAAAAAAACTTAGAGAGATACGTCAGGCACAAGCAGCTAAAGAACAATCTCGTAGAGTTAAGATAGGTGACGCTAATAGAAAGACAGAAGTTGAATTACCACCTTTAAAATCTAAAATGAAAGATGGTGGCATGTCAAAGAAAAAGAAAGTACCTGTTATTGCAGTTAGTGTGGGTATGATGCCTAAAGGTAAAGCAAAGATGGCTAATGGTGGCATGGCATATGGAAAATCACACATGTACGCAGCAGGTGGTGAGGTTAAAATGAACCCGGGACTAAAGGCACTTAAAGCAGCAAGCCCAGAAGCATTTAATAAAATCACAAAAAATGCGTAGAGTACCTAGAAAAAAAGGACAACCAGCTAAAAGTAAAAAGCATAGCGACCTGTATACTGATGAAGACCCAAAGGGTACAATTCACGGCTTAAAGTTTGCTACAGTAAAAGATGCACAAGCATCTATACGTAAAATAAAATCATCTAGCAGAAGTCATAATCATAAAACACAAGCGGCTATCGCTATGGAGCAACGAGCTAAAGCGGCTGGAAAAGCTGGTGCGGCTGGTGTGTATAGAAGATTTATAGAACAACAAAAGAATAAGACACGTGCATCCAATAGAAGCTGACATACGTAAGTGGTCACACGACTTTCTTGAAATACCGAATGTAAAATTAAATGGACTACCGCCATGCCCTTACGCAGCAAAAGCATGGGCAGATAATAAGGTAGTCTTTAGTATTAATACGGGGTTAGAAGGTTTAACAGAAGAAGTTAAGAAGTTTGGAACACATAATTATGATATAGTTGTGTGGGCTGAAGAAGAAATGCCAAGCATTGAATATTTAGATGGTTGGTGTGACGGAGTTAATGAAGCATTAAGTATAGCAGGTATAGATATACATCTTATGGTATTTCATCCTGACTATGATGCAAGCGATGCTGGACTTGACTTTTTAGAAGATAATGGTATAACTAGTAATGAACTAGAATATTGTATGGTTTTTGTGCAACGACTTTCTATATTAGATGACGCAGCACTTAGTTTAGAAAAATCAAATTACTATAAACATTTTCCTGAAGAAGTGTTTGAATCCTTAGTATTAGAAAGACGGAGATTAAGAAATGAAAGATTCTAAGAATAATAAAAAAGATGAATTTATGGCAATGGCTAAAAAAATGGGTCTTAGCGTAAGAGAAATGCGTGAAATGCTTGGACTAACAAACCCAGATAAAGAGGGTGTAAGAAAACACGCAAAAGGTGGTGTAGTTAAAACTGAAATGAAAGGTAGCGGTATGGCTGGTAAAACAAAAATGGCAAAGAAAATGATGCGTGGCGGTGTAATGAAAAAGAAAATGCGTGGTGGCGGCATGATGAAAGTTGCTAAAAAGAAAATGATGCGTGGTGGTATGACCATGCCTAAGAAAAAGAAATAATGGCTAAACAATTTGCTAACGAGTTTATAAAAAAGAAACGTATACGTAGACCCGGAAGGCACATAAAAAATGTTAACAAAGCTAATAAAACTAAAAACTTTTTTGGTTGATTTATATTGGACATTCTTTAGTCATTTGTTTTTAAAGATAGCTAGACTATTAGGTAAATGGAATATTAAGTTTCATAAGTGGTCAGTAATATGTATAGATAAAGTTAGGATAAAGTAATGCCATCTTTAGATACAGTTAAATTTAAAAACAATGTTGTGCCGTTAGATACTAATACAATAATCTATACCGTTCCTGCAAACTATGTAGCTATTGTAAAACTGTTAGCCTTTACAAATATATCAAATTCAGCCGATAGAACTTTTGATATATCTTATACAGCAAGTGGGGGTTCTCCTCAACAGCTAATAGATGCATACAGTGTAACTCAATCTGCAAACATTGCTTATATATTTGATGATGGTAAACCTTTCTTTATGAGTGAGGGTGATGTACTAAAAGGAACTGGTAGTAATGCTAACGATATCATAGCATTGTTTGCCGCAGAAGAATACTTTGACCCAGCGAGATAAATTATGAAAAAAAGTAAATCAAAAGTAAATCAAGCAGGTAACTATACAAAACCTGCAATGCGTAAGAGGCAGTTCCAACGTATCAAAGCTGGAACAAAAGGTGGCGGTGCAGGTCAGTGGTCTGCTCGTAAAGCACAGATGCTTGCATCAGCATATAAGAAAGCTGGTGGTGGATACAAATAAAATGCTACACGTGAAGGGGGAGACACATGTTAGCAGAAACTATGGCAGGTATTGCACTTGTAAAAGCAAGTGTAGACGGAATAAAAAAAGCTATTACAACTTGTAATGATATAGGTGATATAGCAAAATATATTGACGGCATGTTTGAGGGCGAACAGCAGATACAAAAGAAACGAAGAAAAGCCCAAAAAGACCCTTTCGCTGTAAATTCAATTGCTGAAGAAACTATAAACGCAAAACTTGCACAAGAACATATGCAAGAAATGAAGAACCTAATCAATATGAGATTTGGTGCAGGTGTTTGGGAAGGCATAATAGCTGAACGTGCTAAACGAATACATGAAGCAAAAGAAGCTGAAAAGCAAGAACGTATAGCCAAACGTAAGAAGCGTGATGCTTTTATACATAATATAGAAATTGGTAGTATTGCAATTGCAGTTGGTGTGGGGTTAATTGCAATTTTAGTATTTTTAATAATGTGGATGTAAGATGGCACTAGCTAAATCACAAAAGAGTTTAAAGTCATGGACAAAACAAAAGTGGAGAACCAAATCTGGGAAACCATCAAAGAAAACTGGCGAAAGATACCTTCCTACTTCAGCGATACAGAGCCTTACATCTGCGGAATATGCGGCAACATCACGAGCGAAACGCCAAGGAACAAAGCAGGGGAAACAGTTTGTGAAGCAACCGAAAGCAATTGCAAAGAAAACAGCGAGGTTTAGACGTGCTTAATATGCTAATAGGACCTGTAGCAGATTTAGCTGGTACATGGTTACAAGGTAAGGTAGAAGAGAAGAAAGCGCAGTCAGCTACTAAGGTAGCCAAGGCACAAGCTGAAGCTGTAGTAATGCAGAAAAAAGCTACAGGTGAAATAGACTGGGATTTGGAGATGGCAAAGGGTAGTCAATCTTCGTGGAAAGATGAGTGGTTGGTAATTTTGTTTTCAATACCCTTAATATTAGCCTTCATCCCCGGAATGGAAGAGGTTGTGTCAAATGGATTTGCCCAGTTGGAATCAATGCCTCAATGGTATCAATACAGTCTTGGCGTTATCGTTGCTGCTAGTTTCGGTGTTCGTTCTGCTACAAAGTTGTTCGGGAAAAAATAATGGCGGCAGAAACAATATTAAAGTACAAGATAGTACCACGCTTAATGATGCTTGTTATGACAATCATGTACATAAGAGTTATAGAGTGGGGGATGTCCTTAGACGACTTGAGTACACAGCAGAGTGCAATGATAAGCGTAGTCTCAGGTGCGATGACAGGGGCATTTGCAGTGTGGTTAGGGTCGGAGACTAAGAAATGAAATATGAACGTCAGCAATTTATAGATAAACTAATCCAAGGAGAAGGTCTTGTACTTACAGTCTATCAAGATACGTTAGGCATTGACACAATTGGAATAGGAAGAAACCTAAAAGACCGTGGCATAAGTAAAGAAGAACTTGATTATATGGATATACCAAATATGGATGCTATATATGAGCATGGTATAACAGAAAAAGATGCGGTCTATTTAGCAACGAATGACGTGCAGATAGTCGAAAGAGAACTATGCCAAGCGCACTCTTGCGTTGATAGCCTAGACGCTGTACGTCAACTGGTACTCATGGATATGGCATTTAATATGGGTGTTCCAAGATTAAAAAAATTTAAGAAGATGTGGGCGGCTGTATATGATAATGACTTTGAAACTGCAGCAAAAGAAATGTTAGACAGCAGGTGGGCAAGGCAAGTAAAAGGACGTAGCACACGTTTAGCTCACGCTATGGCTACTGGAGAGATGTCATGACACGACAGTTAAATGAAAGACAGCAGAAGTTTCTTAACGTGTTGTTTGAAGAGGCAGGTGGTGATGTTGTACAGGCAAAAAAGATTGCAGGGTACGCAGATAATACACCAACAACTTCTATTGTCAAAGGACTAAAGGATGAGATATTAGAAGCTACATCTATGTACATGGCACGTAACGCACCAAAGGCGGCAATGGCTATGACGGGTGCATTGTATGACCCAACAGAACTAGGCATACGTGATAAGATGGTAGCGGCAAAAGAATTACTAGACCGTTCAGGTTTGGTGAAGACAGAGAAGATGCAAGTAGAAGCAAGCGGTGGTGTTATGCTTATGCCACCTAAAGCAGTAAGTGAAGATGACTAGAAGTATAGGCAAGTGGAAACTTCCACAACCGACAGATATAAAAGAAGAGAACGAGTGGATACAGATACCACGCATAGCACGTACCGTACCATTCGGATATAAGCAGAATGAAGAAGACCCTGACATTCTTGACCCCATACCGACAGAGTTAGATTTGTTAGAAAAGGCTAGACAGCACGTAAATCAATACAGCTATCGTGAGGTAGCCAACTGGTTAAGTACAAATAGCAATAGATACATATCACATGTAGGATTAAGGAAACGGTTACAGAATGAGCGACAGCGTAAGAACCAAGTTGCAAGCATCCGCAAGTGGGCAGAATATGCGGAAAAGGCAATCGCCAAAGCGAAAGTCCTTGAAGAAGAAAGAACAGGTTCAAGAGCCTAAGATTATTGAGGACGTTTCATATAAAACAGAGTTTGAAGAAGAACATGCTAATGTATTATTCAAACCAAACGTAGGACCTCAAACAGATTTTTTAGCCGCAGGGGAACGTGAAGTACTATATGGTGGTTCAGCAGGTGGTGGTAAATCCTACGCCATGTTAGCAGACCCACTACGTTATATGGGGCATCCAGCATTTAGCGGATTGCTGTTACGACATACAACAGAAGAACTTCGTGAACTTATCTTTAAGTCACAAGAGTTGTACCCTAAAATATGGCCCGGCATTAAATGGTCGGAAAGAAAGATGCAGTGGACTGCCCCTTCTGGTGCGAGACTGTGGATGTCTTATCTTGATAGAGATGATGACGTTCTTCGCTATCAGGGTCTAGCGTTTAGCTGGATAGGCTTTGACGAGTTAACACAGTGGCAGTCACCTTATGCATGGAACTACATGCGCTCTCGTCTTAGGTCTACTGCACCAGATTTGCCTATCTTTATGAGGGCAACAACTAACCCCGGTGGAAGAGGTCATGCTTGGGTTAAGAAAATGTTTATTGACCCTGCACCATATGACAAAGCATTTGATGCAACAGACATTGAAACTAACGAAGTGTTGCGATATCCTGCTGGACACTCAAAGGCAGGAAAGTCTTTGTTCAAAAGGAGATTTATCCCAGCGAGACTTACTGACAATCCTTACCTATCCGAATCAGGTGACTACGAAGCAATGCTTCTGTCACTACCAGAGCAGCAAAGAAGACAACTCTTGGAAGGTGATTGGGATATTAAAGAAGGTGCAGCATTTACTGAATTTAATCGTGATATTCATGTTGTTGAGCCTTTTGATATACCTAACAACTGGGTTAAGTTTAGAGCATGTGATTATGGTTATGGTTCATATAGTGGCGTGGTTTGGTTTGCTGTTAGTCCAAGTGAGCAACTAATTGTTTACAGAGAACTATATACCTCTAAAGTACTCGCAACTGATTTAGCCGATATGGTGTTGGACTTAGAATCTGGCGATGGCAATATTAAGTATGGTGTTCTTGACAGTTCTCTTTGGCATAAGCGTGGTGATACTGGTCCTAGCCTTGCAGAGCAAATGATACAAAAGGGTTGCAGATGGCGACCATCAGATAGAAGCAAAGGTAGTCGTGTTGCTGGTAAAAACGAAATACACAGACGACTACAAGTAGATGAATATACGGAAGAGCCTAGACTTGTTTTCTTTAGTAGTTGTACAAACATTATCGCACAGTTACCTGCCTTGCCAATTGACAAGAAAAATCCAGAAGATATTGACACGACTGCGGAAGATCACTTGTACGATGCGATGAGATATGGTATAATGTCACGACCACGTTTTAGTATATTTGATTATGACCCACATGGAAGACCGGGTGGTGGTATGCAAGTAGCAGATTCAACATTTGGATATTAAGGATATTAAAATGGCAGAAGATGAAAATGTAATGATTGAAGCAGATTCTATAGCACTAGAAGATGTAGAAGATAGCGCAACAGAAGATGCTGATGTATCTTCTATAATACCATTTATCCAAGAAAGATTTAAAAGAGCAGAAGACTATCGTTATCAAGATGAACAACGCTGGTTAAAAGCCTATAGAAATTATAGAGGACTATACGGACCAGATGTTCAGTTTACTGAATCGGAGAAGTCACGTGTCTTTATTAAAGTTACAAAAACAAAAACTCTTGCGGCATATGGGCAAATTGTTGATGTACTTTTTGCCAATAATCGGTTTCCTGTTTCTGTTGAACCTACTGAGTTACCAGAAGGAGTTGTTGCAGATGTACACTTTGACCCCAAAGAACCAGAGCAGTTGCGTGGTGATACTGCCCTAAGTAGTCCATATGGCTTTGCAGGAGATGGTAGTGACCTACCTGCAGGTGCTACAGAAAAGTCTCTTCAAGAAATGCTAGGTCCTTTAACAGAAAAATTAGAGGGTATAGACGGGCTTAAAGAAGGGGCAGGTGCTACACCTACCTCTGTTACCTTTAGCCCAGCTATGATAGCCGCAAAGAAGATGCAGAAGAAAATACACGACCAACTAGAAGAATCAAGTGCAACTAAACATCTTCGTAGTACAGCATTTGAGATGGCATTATTTGGTACAGGTGTAATGAAAGGACCGTTTGCTGTAGACAAAGAATATCCTAATTGGGATGAGGATGGTAGCTATGACCCACAATTTAAAACAATGCCACAAGTTTCACATGTTTCTGTGTGGAATTTCTATCCTGACCCTGATGCCAATAATATGGATGAAGCGCAGTATGTTATTGAACGACACAAGATGTCAAGGTCGCAACTACGGAATCTCAAGAAAAGACCAATGTTCAGAGACACAGTTATAGATGAAGTTATACAGCTAGGAGAAAACTATACTAAAGAATACTGGGAAGATGACTTATCTGATTATGCACCAGAACACGGAGTAGAACGCTTTGATGTATTAGAATACTGGGGTATGGTAGATACAGAAATGCTTGAAGAAGCAGAGATTAATATTCCAGATGAATTAAAAACTTTTGATGAATTACAGGCAAACGTATGGGTATGTAATGGTAAATTAATACGAATGGTGTTAAATCCATTTAAACCTGCAAAGATACCATATCATTCTGCACCCTATGAGTTAAATCCATACTCATTCTTTGGTGTAGGTATTGCTGAAAACATGGACGATACACAGACTTTGATGAATGGCTTTATGCGTATGGCTGTTGATAATGCTGTATTATCTGGTAATTTAATTGTAGAAGTTGATGAGACAAACCTAGTGCCGGGTCAAGACTTATCATTATATCCGGGAAAGGTGTTCCGCAGACAAGGTGGCGCACCGGGACAAGCGATATTTGGTACAAAGTTCCCAAATGTATCTAGCGAGAATATGATGCTGTTTGATAAAGCACGTGTACTTGCAGATGAAAGCACAGGCTTCCCTTCGTTTGCTCATGGGCAAACAGGCGTATCAGGAGTAGGTAGAACTGCTTCTGGTATTTCTATGCTTATGGGTGCCGCTCAAGGAAGCACTAAAACTGTTATTAAGAATGTAGATGATTATCTATTACGACCTTTAGGAGAAGGGTTGTTTAGATTTAACATGCAGTTTGATTTTGACCCAGATATTAAAGGAGACTTAGAAGTACGAGCTAGAGGTACAGAAAGTCTTATGGCTAATGAAGTACGTAGTCAAAGACTTATGCAATTCCTACAGGTAGCAAGTAATCCAGCACTTGCACCATTTGCTAAGTTCCAATATATTATTCGTGAGATTGCAAAGTCTATGGAGTTAGACCCCGACAAAGTTACCAACAATATGAATGAAGCCGCTATTCAAGCAGAGTTGATGAAAGGCTTTCAACAAGAACAACCACAAGAACCAGAGGGCGCACCTGCAGGAGCAGATGCAATGGATACCAGTGGAGCAGGTGGCGGTAACATAGGTGTTGGACAAGCACCAGTGCCGGGAGAACAAGGATTTACAGGAAATGAACAAGGGTCAAATACTCAGCAAGCTCAAGCCGTTGGTCAACAACAACAACCAGTGGGAAGCGTTCAATAATTACATAGATGCTACCATAGGAGTACATCAAAATGTACTAGAACAAAGTTCGGATACAGTTTTAGTACATAGACAACAAGGCGCAATATCAGCATTAAGAAAACTTAAATATCTTAGGGATGAAGTAAATGGATAAATATGACGCAGCAGAGGGTATTTTATATAATTACGCTACAGGAGATTTATCTGCAAGAAAAGCGCAACAACAACTTAGAGGTTTTGGATACAAAGCTGACTTAAAAGGAGGACCACGTGATACTAATATTATATTTGTTGAGGCATTGGATGGTAGTGATGCATTTGAAGTAGCATTAGCAAAAGGTGGAGTACCAATGAAAAGACAAATGGAACTATTTGATGATGGTGGTCTAATGGAAGAAGGTGGCACAACAGACCCTGTATCAGGTAATGATGTGCCAGTAGGTTCTACACAAGAAGAAGTTCGTGATGATATACCAGCACAGTTAAGTGAAGGTGAGTTTGTATTTCCTGCTGACGTAGTGCGATATATAGGTCTTGAAAAACTTATGCAGATGAGACAAGAAGCTAAAATGGGTTTATCTACGATGGACAAGATGGGTCAAATGGGTAATGGTGATGAAGCAGTTATACCAGATGATATACCTTTTGAATTAACAGACCTTGACATGGAAGATGATACAGAGTATAATGTAGGTGGTTACGTTCCACCACAACAAAGTTTTGTTCCTACATTTAATGCTGGTGTAGGTTTTGTTCCATCTGTAGTTACAACACCACAACCTGCTACAGCACCTCAGTCTGTAACACCACCTGTTGAGTATGTTAGACCACAACAGACAGCTACTCCAACACAACCTGACTATTCTAATTTAACTTTTCAACAAGCTATGACTGCACCTCAAGCTCCACGTTTAGAAGAAATAATTAATCCAGAAACAGGTGAGCGTAGAACAATAAATTATATTCCGGGTGTAACTCAATTGCCAGATGGTTTTGTATTAGCAAGTGAATATACCGCACCTGAAAAACAAAACACTACACCTACAACTGCTCCTACTGTTAGTACCACAACTCGTGATAAAGATGATGATGATGATGACCCAAGAGATAATGTAGCTTATGAAGCTATGAAAAGAAGAGTAGATTATGCATCTCAATTAGGATATGATGTAAGAGGTGATTTGGAATCTTTATTTAAATCAGGTCCTATCTCTCTTCTTACGGGTAGTAACAAAGGTAAAGAAGGTGAAGTAATTAATGGTTATATATCAGACGGTAAAGGTAACTTATATTCTCCTTTTACGGGTAGATTTGTAAAAACAGAAACCTTTGCAGACATAGGTTCTAAAACAGATAAAGATATAACACCTGATATGCAAGACTTTTCAGACAGTATAGCAGAAAGAATAAATAAAAATCGTTCAACTGGTAGAGATGATTTTGATTTTGATATTAGAACTAGTTCTCAATATAAAGGTCCTACTGTAAAAGCACAACAAGAAGCATCAGATGCGGCTATGGCAAACTTTTATGGTGATGATAAGGATGATGATAAACCAGATACAGCAACAAAATTAGGTGTTGATACAGATGCTCTTGCAAAAAGACAGGCTGAGTTAGCTAAAATGAAAGCAGATAAAGCGGCACAAGCCGCAGCAAAAGCAAGAGCAGAAAAAGCGAGGGCTGATAGACAAAGAAAGCAAGATAAAAAAGATAGAGAAAAAGCTAAAAAAGAAAGATATAAAGCACCAGCACTAAAAGAAAAAGCAAAAGATATTGCTAAAGGTGGTAAAAGAAGAACTTTTGGTGGTTTTAAAGAAGGTGGTTTAGCATCAAAGCCTAAACCAAAGCCTAAACAAATGAGGTCAGGTGGATTAGCCTCTAAAAATTAATCCACATTAACTGGCTACCTAACTCCCCACCCGACAGTGGCTACGGTTAGCCCCAGCATAGGAGACATAATATGTCTGACACAATCATGGCAGAAGAAATGAAGCCACAAGAAAAGAAAGCATTTGTAACTAAACCTTATTCAAGAGAAGAAAAAATAAAAAAGGATGAGGAAGAGTTAGAACAATTAATGAAAGAGCAAAAAGGTGAAGTAGAAGAAACTAAACCTGAAGAACCTGAACCCACTAATGCAGAAGAAAAAACTTTTAAGAAAAGATATTCTGATTTACGTAGGCATCAACAGAAACAATCAGAAGAATTTAAAGTAGAAATAGAAAAGTTAAAATCACAATTATCTGAAGCTACTAAAAAAGAAATGAAGTTGCCTAAATCAGATGATGATATAGAAAAGTGGGCGGCTGATTATCCTGATGTAGCACAAATAGTAGAAACAATTGCTATGAAGAAAGCTAAAGAGCAATCTTTAGAATTAGAAGAAAGAGTAAAAGCAATTGATGAAATGCAATTATCTGCTGTAAAAGAAAAAGCAGAGGCAGAGCTAACAAGACTACATCCTGACTTTAATGAGATTAGAGATAGTGATGACTTTCACGAATGGGCAGATGAACAGCCTAAATGGGTACAAGAGGCACTATATGAAAACGATAATGACGCAAGGTCAGCGGCACGAGCAATTGATTTATATAAATCAGATAGAAATATTGGCAAAGAAAAATCGAGCAAGAGTTCTAAAAGTGCTGCTGAAGCGGTTAATACGAAGAATACGAGAACTAAGCCCCAAGAAAATGAGGCTAGTTCATATCTAAAAGAATCCGATGTTCAAAAAATGTCGGCACAAGAATACGAAAAGAAGTCAGATGAAATAATGGAATTAATTCGTTCTGGCAAATTTGTATATGATGTATCTGGTTCTGCCAGATAATCAGTTGACAAATAGATATTTATGAATATAACTATAGTCAACAGTGTAAGTTGTTTAGCTAACTACTTGCACATTTAATCAGCAAACGAACAAATCTTCGGATTACCTGAAGCAGTTAGCCTGACCCGTACAGTCACACCTAACCTAATCAGCCTCTAAATTTTGTGAGTTTGTATCTGTAACAATGCTAATAACATAGGAGACATATCATGGCATTTACTACTGCTGCAGGGTATGGTAATCTTCCTAACGGCAATTTTAGCCCTATTATTTACAGCAAACAGGTACAACTTGCCTTCCGCAAGTCTGCCGTTGCTGAAGCAATCACTAACTCCGATTACTTTGGAGAGATTGCACAAATGGGTGATTCTGTTAAGATTATCAAAGAACCCGAAATCTCCGTTAAGGAATACGCTCGTGGTACAACTATAACACCACAAGACCTTGACGATGAAGACTTTTCATTGACTATTGATAAAGCAAACTATTTTGCGTTTAAGGTCGATGATATTGAAGAAGCACATTCACATGTGAACTTTCAACAACTCGCATCAGACCGTGCGGCATATCGTTTGGCTGACCAGTTTGACCAAGAGGTTCTTGGTTACTTGTCAGGTTTTAAACAGTCTGCTATTCACGGTACACCTAATACTGTTAATACAACTGTTAACGGTTCAAAGGCTGTTACGTCTGCGGATGACGGTACAAACTTAGTTGGTGCGGAACTTTTAGCTTCCATGTCTTTGGACGCATCTGACTTCACACAAACCAATGGTACTGCAGGTACTGCAAACCAATCAATTGGTCTTGAGCCTCGTGCTGGTGGAGCGCAAGCAGCTAAAAGTGGTACAACAGGTAATGCGTTCCCATTGCAAGTTATTGCACGTATGGCACGTCTACTTGACCAACAAAACGTGGACACTCAAGGACGTTGGCTTGTTCTTGACCCAGTATTTATTGAAATCTTGAAAGACGAAGATTCACGTCTTCTAAATTCAGACTTCGGTGGTTCTGGACTTCAAAATGGTCTTGTTTTAAATAACCTTCACGGTTTCCAAATCTATCAATCTAACAACCTACCGTCACTAGGCACAGGTCCTTCGACAACAGGTGGTTCTAATGCTAGTAACATGGGCATAATCGTGGCTGGTCATACTTCTGCTATTGCTACTGCAGAGCAAATTAATAAGACTGAAACTTACCGTGACCCTGACAGCTTTGCTGACATTGTTCGTGGTATGCATCTATACGGTAGAAAGATACTTCGTCCTGAAGCAATCGTAACTGCCGCATACAACTTAGCGTAAGGGGGGATTGAAAAATGGCATTAGTTACTAGTCTTAAAACCTCTGTACGTGGCGTAGGCGCACGTGGTCGTCAGCCTTACATGGTTGAAACTACTTTGGATTTTTCCAACTCTGCAATTAATAGCCTTTCAGCAGGTGATATTGTTCAAGCAATTTCTGTACCAGCCAATACTATGGTGATGACAGCAGGTGCTGAAATGATTGAAGCTGTTCAAACAGCGGCAGATGGAAATACTGTAAACCTTGGCTTTACTGGAAGTGGAAGTCAGATTGGTGGTACAGATGTATCTGGGTATGTTTCTAACGTTGATATTGACGACAATGCAACAAACTTATCTTCTGGAATTGGATATCTAACCCCTGCATCAACAGCGGCTAACCCTGTTATTTGCACGGCAGAAGATACCATTGACCTAGAACTTCAAGCAACATCAACTGCACCAAATGCAGGAAAAATTCGTATTTTTGCTGTGTTGATGAACATTGATAGTCTTGGTGAACTAGGAGCAGATGAAGTTGACAGAGACACACTTGCTTAACTTAACTAGGGGCAGGGCAACTTGCCCCTTTCTTACCTACATAGGAGAAAAGAATGTCTGCAAAATCTAATTATTTAGAGGCAAAAATTCTTGACCATATTCTACGTAACACATCTTTCAGTCAACCCAGTGCGCTTGTTTTAGCTTTATTTGTAACAGGTAGTGCATCAGATGCAACAGTTGAAGGTCATGCCGAAGCAAATAGTAACACATGGTTAGGCTATGAAATAGCAACTTCTACTGGATATGCTAGAGCTGCTATTACTTTTAACCCTGCTCAAACAGCAATAGGTACAGATGAAAGTTCTGGTGCAGAAGATGATGTTACTTCAGCAACAGGTCCTGCTGTTTCAACTGGTATTGAGTTTGATAATAACGGTTCAGGAGATTTTGGTACAGTAACATGGTTTGGAATTTATGATAATGCTACGCATAACGCAGGTAACTTACTATACTTTGGTAAGCTAACTGCATCAAAAGCTATTGCTAATGGAGATACTTTGCGTTTCGCACAAAATTCTATTACTATAAAAGAGGCTTAAAATATCATGCCAAAAGTAGCGGATAGAGTTAAAGAAACTACCACCACCACAGGTACAGGAACTATTACTTTAGGGGGTGCGGTTACTGGTTTTAAATCATTTGCTCAACAGTTTACTTCTGGTGATACTGTTTTTTATTGTATAACAGATGGAACATACTACGAGATAGGTTATGGTACTTTTACTAATAGTAGTGGTACACATTACCTATCTCGTTCAGTACCTTATGATTCTACAAATTATAGTAGCTCTAATAGTACCACAAATAATAAAGTTAATTTTGGTTCAGGTACAAAAGATGTATTTGTAACTATACCTGCTTCTGCATCAATTTATGAAAGTAATTTTAGTGGTATATTTGGTATACCTGAAATAAAAGGTGGCAGTTTAAATATTGGAGAAATTACTGATACTTATTTAGGAGTAGGTACTAACGATGGAATTTCTACTGGAGCAGTACGGGTTACATATACTAGAGATAACTTTACTAATACTGATTCTTCTCAGTCTGGGGGTCTTGCTGATAATCAATATATATACCAAGAGTTTTTTAAAAGCCGAAATGATAATAATGAATTAGTTACATATGCTACAATGCGTGTCCTTATGGACGATGTATCTGATGGTGTTATTAAAGGTTCTTTTCATTTTGATGTTGCAGATGGTAATGACACAGGTAGTGGTGTAGATGATTATCCTAATGCACTATTAAAAATAGGTCATGATCAAATAGTTCCTTATAAGCCTATTCAATTTAGCGGTACAGCAAGTAGGCGACCTAGATTTTATGGAAGCGGAGGTTATTATACAGAACTTATAGGTTCTGTTTCAAGTGCAAATACAGTTTTAACTATGCCTACTTCTACAGGCACTATAGCATTAACATCCCAACTACCTACTTCTGGTATCTCAAGCGGAAACGTAGCGACATTTACTAGCGGTGTAGTAGATAATGATTTTTTACGTGTCGATGGTACATCGATTGAAGGTAGGTCTGCCTCTCAAGTATTATCGGATATAGGTGGTCAAGCCGCACTTACCTTTGGAATATCAAATACTAATGCAGTCAAGATAGATAGTACATCTGTTGCTGACGATGAGTATGCACGATTTACTGCAAGCGGATTAGAAAGTAGAAGCAATGCAGAAGTCTTATTAGATATAGGCGCACAGGCATCATTAACATTTGGTATTAGTAATACTAATGCAGTTAAAATAGATAGTGCTTCTGTAGCTGATGACGAATATGCAAGGTTTACTGCTAACGGATTAGAAAGTAGAAGCACTACTGAAGTTCTATCAGATATAGGTGGTATTACTGCTAGTTCTTCAGACACACTTACAAATAAAACTCTCACAACTCCTGTAATTAACGGCTTTAGTGGCACAGGTGATGGTGTTATAACTGGTAATTTAGATGTTACGGGATTAGTTGAATCTACTTCTATTGCTTCTACATACGGAAGTTCTTCTAATCCTGTAGAATTTAACGTAACTGTAGTAACAAAAACGTCTGCACATCCATACTACGGAGATGGAAGCAGTTTAGGTTATGCTATAAATGGAATAGAATCACCTGCTCTAACACTGGCTGGTGTTGATAACGTAACATCTAATTCAGAATATCACTATAGATTTACTCTTAGCTCAAGCAATATGTCAAGTCACCCGTTTAGACTTTACTTGGATGCGGATAAAACAACAGCATACACAACAGGTGTTACAACAACAAGCACATACTTACAGATAGCAGTAACTGAAGATACTCCAAACATACTATATTATCAATGTTCAAGTCATGCTTACATGGGTAATCATGTGATTGTCCTTGGTTCTAATAAGATAAATCATTCAGAAGCACTCTTGACATTTCCCACAACTTCTGGTACACTTATAGGTACAGGAGATACAGGCACAGTTGCTACTGCTATGATAGCAAATGATGCAGTTAATGCCGATAAACTTGCTGATACTTCTGTTAGTGCAGGTAGTTATACTAATGCTAGTATTACAGTAGATGCACAAGGAAGACTTACTGCCGCAAGCACAGGTACAGGTGGTGGCGGTGTAACTGTTCAAGAAGAAGGTAGCTCACTATCTACTACTGCAACTACGCTAAACTTTGTAGGAAGCAATGTAACAGCGTCAGGTACAGGTGCAACAAAAACTATTACAGTTAGTGGTGGTGGTAGTGGCATAACAGTTCAAGAAGAAGGTAGCTCATTATCAACTGCCGCTACTACGTTAAACTTTGTAGGAAGCAATGTAACAGCATCAGGAACTGGTGCAACTAAAACTATTACAGTTAGTGGTGGTGGTAGTGGTGGAACACCTATAACAATAAACACATTTGAGTACACAGCCACAGCTAACCAAACAACTTTTAGTGGTAGCGATGCTAACTCTGCAACAATGAGTTATACAGCAGGAAATATATTTGTATATTTAAATGGAGTACTATTAGTAGATACAGATGACTATACAGCCACCAATGGTTCATCTGTGGTTTTACAATCTGGTGCGGCAAATAATGACAAGTTACAAGTTGCCGCATTTAGTAATGGCGGTGGAGTAACCACAGGTAAAGCAATAGCAATGGCTATAGTGTTTGGTGGATAGTAAAGGAAAGAAAACATGTCAGCACCTAATATAGTAAATGTAAGTACCATTACAGGAAAAACTGCTGTGCTTGCCGCTATAGGCACAAGTGCAACAAACTTACTTGCAAACTCAGCATCTAGTAATAAAGTATTTAAAGTAAATACAATTATAGTATCAAATGACCATACTGATACAGTTACTCTTACTGTAGATTTATATAGAAGTTCTACCGCATATAAACTTATTGATACAGTAAACATTGCAAAAAATTCGTCATTTACTCCTGTGGATAAATCTATACCTTTATACTTAGAAGAAGGGGACACACTTAGAGTGACTTT